GAAAATCTAATAAACATTTTATTTTGTGTTGCCGAATCTGTTAAATCAGTTTGTGTTCCCATTAAGAACAAGTGTCTGTCTCTATCGGAAACTAAACTCATTAATGATTTTGTTGGAGCTCCTGATACAATAGTTGCTCGTTGCTCTAATCCTGATGCACCAGATGGATCCCAAGTATAAGTTGCTCCATTTCTAACAGTTGCAACAAGAAGCTGACCATAATTATCAAGTGACCAGGAACCTGGATCAAGTGTAACGTTTGTTTCTGATCTTTCCGTTCCCCATTCTTCTTCACCATAAGATCCTGTTCCCCATCCATATGCTGCAGTTTGAAACACTGGTCCAATAGTAACATAAGGCTTAACAGTTGCAGAACCTTGACCAGACATTCCTGTTCCACCTTCACTAGAAGGCATTGTAATGGTGAATGTATTTCCATCCGGAACACTAATAACTTCAAAAGCATTAGTCTCAAATTGAGCTACGGTAAAATCCGTCTCGCCTCCTCCAGGCAATGTTACTGAATCAAATAAAAAATAATCTCCAGTTAATAAACCATGACCTGCTTTGTTGACGGTAACTGTTGCAGAGCCATTTGTTGAGTCAAAAGTAAATCCTGTAATATCCGCGTCTAAAGGAGTGATGTCATAAAAACCACCTTCATAATAAATAATTAAGACTTTATTAGTCCCTAAAGCACCGTATTTTTTACCAGTTAAATCTGTCCATGTATGTTGATCTCTCACAGGACCAGGTATGGTATTACCAACGAGTTGTTGCCAACCGCCTATTTTTTCTGGTTGACCATATCTAAATCTAACATTATCGCCATCAACCCATTGGCCTTCTGCACCTGTTTCTGTGGCTTGTTTATTAAAACCTGGTTTAAATTGAATTTTCTGTAACATAAGTCTCCAAAACTGACCTAGTTATAACATTATTTAAATTTTTATGCTAGATTTTTAATTTAAAGAAAGGAGGCAGACCTAAGTGAGGTCTTCCATCAAATTTATTGTTTAGAGAATCTTTATTTTCAGTAGTATAATGTAAAAAGACTTGACCACAACTAGTTCCTTTAAAAGGTTCTCTCCAGTGTTCTAATCTATGGCCTGCATAAACCAGCATATCTCCACAGTCTAAATTAACCTCAAGTCCTTTACTATTAGATGGTTCATAACCAGACTCATTAAAGGATCCTTCTTTTGAATCTGGATTTAAATAAATAGGCCAAGGGTCGCCTCCAAGATTTAATGTCGTTGATATTTCACATGAGTATCTATCCTTATGTCTTTTTAAAATATCACCATTTTTATATAATCTTGTGTAAGAATAATTAATAACTAATTTAGAATTAACTGTTTTTTCCATTAAAGATTTTAATTTTGTAAGCAGTGTTTCCATGGCAACATCACCATAACATGAATATGTACCTGGAACTTGTGGATCTTCCCATGTTCCCCATTCTCTAGAACCTGGATAAAGATATCTTGTATTTATAAAAGTTGTTGCAACATGTCTTTTTAATAACAAGTAGTTATATAAAAAATTACTTAAATCTTTTGATATAGCTTTTTTAACAATAACATATCCTTTTTTATTAAAGCTCATCTTTTTACTCCTTGTAAATTAAAATGTATAAATCTAAATGGATCAACTCCAGCGTCTAAAATAAATTGATGTTCTAAATAACTTGGAAAGAAAATTAAAAAACCTGGTTTTGGTTTAAAATTAATAGTGCTGGTTGCAGCTTTAACTTCTTCTGAATTTTTAATTGGAAGATCTAAAGCAACTTTAGCAACTCTTGGGTCATGAAATTGAGGAAAAGAAGTTCGATCAGAACATTTTAAAAAATAAAAACCACTTATATGATTGTTAGAATGAACATGACCTTCATGATGTCCTCCACCTTTTTTAGCAAACTCTTGAACCCACATTTCCGTAAAATGTAAACCATAGTTTGTTAAATCATAACCCATGTGATTTAAAATATCAAAAGACGCTTCATGTATGTAATCTTTAAAAGGATTAAAGTTTGTATCATTTAATAATGATGTTGAGTGATATGACAAACCAATATCACCTACTTTAGATTTCAGTTGTTTCTCTCTTTGTTTTATTTTTTCTTTTGTAAGTTTTATTGAATCTTTAATATATGGCTCACATAAATTATTTAAAGACTCTAACCATTGAGGACTTTCAATATAAAAAATTGGTGTTTGAAAAAAATAATCACATTTTAATTCTTGCATGTTATTTATATGGATATCCTAAATGCCATTGCACTAATGAATATCTATCTCCTTTCGTTACTGGTTTTACTCTATGCCATAAAAATGAAGGAAAAACAAGCAGTGATCCTTTTTTAATATTAAATTCATCCTTAACAGAAGTTACTATTGTTGGGTCTTCATCAGTTCTAAATTGAAATTCAAACTCACCGCCTTCATAATCTTTTGGATCAGATAAAAAACATACTGTACTTAACTTTCTAACTTTCCCGTAAGATTTAGGATTTTGAGGATTTGAAAAAGGAACAGGAGAGCTATCACAATGCCAACCGTAATGTTGATTTATTTTATATTTTGTAAATTGAGAGGCTTCAGTATAATCCCAATTAAAATTCCAACCGGCTTTTTGATTTGCTTTATCTACAAAATTTACAGTTTCTTTTAAAATCCACAAATCATCTGTAAAAGCTACATGAGAATCTCTTTTCTTTAAATGTTCATTTGTAATTTTACCTTCAGCTAAAGATGCTCCGATTTCTCCCTGTTTATCTGGCAAAGATAAACCATAATCTATAATTTTATCACATAGAGTTGGGTCTAAAGCAGACTCAAAAAAATAATAACCTATATTTAAATTCATTCCTTAGTATAAATATCTGTATAAAAATATTTTTATGCGAAAGGATCTGGGTCAGGAGTTGTTATTGTTACAAATACTGAATTATCAGCATCCCAAGCATAAAATTGATTAGTGGTTGTATTTTTATACTCCCATCTTAAATCTGTTTCATTCCATCTACATGGATATAATCTTCCTGTCCCATCTTCAGTTAAAATACTACTCCAATCGACTGGATTAGCTATATTCGGCTCCCAATCATTGTTTGAATTTAATACCCATGAATTATATGGTTTTGGAGCTATAAAAATATTTTTTGTTGCATCATATGTATATCCTTCAGACGCATACTGTTTTCTAGAATTATTATTGTAAGAAGTTTGCTTCCAAGCAACTCCATTTTCAGAATATGGAATTAAAGAAGCAACAAAACTTTCAGCTTCAGTCGAATAGTCTCCACCATTATTATCAACATCAGTATTACTAACAACGACTGTTCTTATTACCACATTGTTTGAATCTAATTCTGCAAAGTGTGCCATACTATCCCCAGTTTCCGTCTTTCTTTGCATCATATTGAGCTTGTAAAGTCCATACACCTGAAGCAGCAAAAATAGATAAAGGATCTTCTTTGATGATAACTAAACCAGATCCACCTGATCTACCACCTTGAGGGTATCCGGCACCACCTGCTCCTCCGCCTGTAGAACCCGTAGCATTACTGCCTCCGTTTCCTCCACCAGCATAACCAGTTCCTCCTGGAGCGTTTTCTCCTTTACCACCGCCACCACCAGCAATGTTTCCTGAGTTTGGAATAGTTGCACCTGGGAAATAAGGTGTTACATCAATTCCTTGACCACCTGGCCCTGATGGGCCGCCAGACCCAGAATTAGTATAGCCACCGCCACCACCAACTTGGTTAATATCGGTACCATTGCTTGGTCCACCATTTTGTCCTTCAGGAGGTGAATATGCTCCTTGGTTTCCAGAACCGGGTGACATCCACCTACCTGCTCCACCACCAGATCCGCCTGGTGCAGATCCTGTATTTTCATTGTTGTGAATTCCTACTCCACCACCTGATGAACTGTATCCAAATACAGAAGAAGTTGATCCTCTAGAAGAAGCTCCTCCTCCACCGCCTACAACGACGGGAACAGAACATAAAGGTAATGATTGACAAGTAAATAATCTAAGACCGCCTGCGCCGCCTCCACCTGCTCCCGTTGAGTGAGCTGGCTGACTTCCGCCTCCACCTGCTACAATACAAAATGTACCTGTTCTTGGTGCAGTTGCAGTTGGTTGTTGAACTTGAAATGTTGTTGAACTAGTAATGACTGTTGTAGTTTCTGGTATGCACGCAAATACAGGATCGTTATCCGGTCCAATAATTCCGCCATTGTTATAATACTGTCGAGCCATTTTTTATTCCTATCTTATTTTAGAATTATGATAATTCTTCGTAATTGATAGTAATAACTAAATCGCTATCTGCGCTAGCTCCGGCTTCAATGTTATCACCTTCTTCTAAATAGATAGCTGTATTTTTATCTATTACAGTTAAAGTAGAATCAGCTGGTACTGCAATTGTAGAAGCAATTGCGATTGGTGAGCCACCTGACTTAGTTATGAAAACAGAAGCATCGGCAGAGTTAGTACCATCAATATTCGCTACTAAAATATTATTTACTTTGTAAACTTTACCTGAAGCTGCTGCGTTAGCAAGAAACTCAGTTGTTAAAGTAGTAGTCAAAGCTCCTTGAAGCGACTTTGCAGTAATTGTAGTAACGTTTACTAGATTTGGTGCTGCCATTTTTTATTCTCCTTAAATAGTTAATTACCCGAAAACTAAAGCCATTGCAATAGCTTTT